TGTTACAGCGTGACAAACAGATGCCAATGGATTTTAAATGAAACCTAAAAATAAAAAGAAAGACCCGTACCGTAGTGGTTTGGAAAGAACCTTCGCTACTAACACAGCAGGGTTTGGTTTTGAGTTTGAACCAGCTTCTTTACCATACATCATGCACCGTAAGTACATCCCAGACTTCGTTAAGGATAATGTACTGATAGAGTGTAAGGGTTTCTTTCGTTCGGGTGATACCCTGAAGTACAAGTCAGTAAGAGAAAGTTACCCAGACCATGAACTTATCTTCGTTCTGTCTGACCCCTATAAGAAAGTACGCAAGGGTAGTAAATTGTGTATGGGGCAGTGGTGCTACAAAGAAGGCTTTGCATATTTTACAGTCAACGAATGTAGAGAACTAAAGAAGTACATGGGTTTGAGTGACTCCGATAAACAACAATACAGAGAAGAACATCTTAGAGGTTTATGATGAGTATCCTACTAGCCTCCCTTGTTTACTCTGAAGTAGAGGAGATTATGAGTTTTACAGAACTGTGTGAAAAACTAGAGCAGCTTGATGAAGAGACAGTCATGGAGCTACTTGAGATAAACACAGAAGATTTAGTAATTAGATTTGAAGACCGTGTAGAACTACACAATGAAAGGCTACAAAAGGAATTATAAAATGGAAGAGTACAAATTTAGTAGTACGCCATTTAGGATTGATGATTTTGATGGCTCAATTATTTTCTTCGGCTACCCACTGTTTGGTGGCTGGCTACCGTACATTGGTTTTATTACATTCATCAATGAGCGAGAAGAAAGTATGAAAACTTTTATGATGGAATGGTTTCTTAGAGGAATTATTTTACACAGAACTAAGGACGAAGATTGGTATGACGGCGACTAAGTTATTAGAAAAGAAAACAACGTACACAGTAGACTACCCAAAAGCTATTGACTACTGTGAGCAGCAAGAGTCCATATTCTGGACTTCCTCAGAAATTGAAATGGAGAAAGATATACATGACCTCAAAACTAATCTATCTGACGCTGAGTTACATGGCGTTACTACTGTTCTTAAGTTATTTACTCTGTACGAACTCCACGTAGGTAACGAGTACTGGTTGGACTACGTGCGTAAGACGTTTCAGCGTCCAGAGATACAACGAATGGCATCAGTGTTTGGTATGTTTGAACTGAACGTACATGCGCCATTCTACGATAAGCTGAATGAAGTAATGGGCTTAAAGACTGATGAGTTTTACAGTAGCTATGCTGATGACAAAGTATTGAAAGACCGCATGGCATGGATTGACCGTCAGTTTAAAGTAGATGACCCGTTATTAATTACTGCAATGGGTAGTATCACAGAAGGAGCAATCCTTTACAGCAACTTCGCCTTTCTAAAGCACTTTCAATCTGAAGGTAAGAACAAGTTAATGAACATGACAGCCGGGATTAACTTCTCTGTACGTGATGAGAACCTGCATAGTGAGGCAGGAGCATGGTTGTTTAAGACTCTTAGAGAGGAACTGAAGCCGTCTGAGAAAGAGTACGCTAGGATTGTAAAGAAAATACAGAACACCTGCGCTCAAGTCTTAGAACACGAAAGCCGTATCATCGATATGATATTTGAGAAGGGTAACATCAAAGGTATCACTGATACACAGATGAAAAACTTTATTATGTCACGGTTAAACTTTTGTTTAAATCAACTGGACATAGCTCCTATGTTTACTGTAGAGTATGACCCTATTAGTCAGTGGTTCTACAAGAACATTAACAGTGGTTCACTACATGACTTCTTCACTAAGCAAGGTAACAACTACACCAGAGACTGGTCGGAAGGTAAATTTGCATGGTAGCTAAGGCGATGAAACCCAGTAAGGATAACCGCAAGAAGTTTGACATAGACCTAGAGTACGGAGAAGCAATGGAAGACTCTGTAGCAGAGATGTTACAGGGTAAGAAGATTGAGGTTAAGTCAGAACGCGGTATGTGGATAAAGACTGGTAACATCGCAATAGAATATGAAAGCTGGGGTAAACCATCTGGCATTGAGGCTACGGAGTCAGACTACTGGTTCCATAACCTTTGTGTAGGCGATGACATATTTGCAACATTGGTATTTGAAACGGATAGTTTAAGAAAGATTCTTGAGACAATGAAGGGTAAGCGGTCAGTTAGTGGTGGTGACCATAACGCATCTAGAATGTGGCTACTCCCATTGAAGAAACTTTTTGAGACAGAAACATTAGAGGCATATAAGAGTGGTAAAGCATAAATCAATTTACGAAGAATTAGGTGACGAAAGAAAGCAGTTACAGGAAGAAGGCAAACTACCTATGTGGGTTACTACACCTGCATGGCAAATACTTAAAGACAAGTACACAACTGAAGACTGCCCTGACCTATACTCAATTTACAAGCGTATATCCATTACGGCTGCTAGTCACATGTACGACAAGGAACATTGGCAGAAGGTGTTCTTTAACTTAATGTGGAATGGCTGGTTAGCTTGCTCTACACCTGTGTTAGCAAACATGGGAACAAACAGAGGTTGCCCTGTATCATGCAGTGGTAACTTTATCGGAGATAGTGTCTATGAGTTTTACGAGTCACAGAAAGAGGTTGCAGTCCTTAGTAAGAATGGCTTCGGAACTAGTAGTTACCTTGGAGCTATTAGAGAACGAGGCACTCCTATCAGCGGAGGAGGATTGGCTTCTGGAGTACTACCAGTGCTTCGAGATTTTGTCCAACTATCACGCGATGTATCACAAGGAAATACTAGAAGAGGTGCATGGGCAGGATATGTGGAATTAGAACATGGAGACTTTTGGGAGATTGCTGACCACCTAGCCAATCACCCAGATGACTGTAACCTCGGTTGGTTGGTTACAGACTCCTTCATTAACCGCCTCGATGAAGGAGATGAGGACGCAGTAGCTCGCTATCAGAAAGCCATGAAGGTTAAGATGGTAACTGGTAAGGGCTACTTCGTTTTTATTGATAAGATGAACGCACAGAATCCACCAATGTACGCGGAGCATGGCCTGTCAGTTAAGGCTAGTAACTTGTGTACTGAGATTACATTACACAGTGATGAGTTTCATACGTTTACTTGTGTGTTAAGCAGTATGAACTTATCTAAGTACGATGAGTGGGCTGATACTGATGCGGTACACAATGCCATTATCTTCTTGGACTGTGTTGCAGAAGAGTTCATTAAGATGGGTCGTGGTATTAAAGGTTTGGAAAACGCTGTACGGTTTACGGAGAATGGTCGTGCATTAGGCTTAGGTACACTAGGTTTCCACACTTACCTACAGCAGAACATGATTGACATTGAAAGTTTTGAAGCACACAACCTGAATCAGAATATGTTTAAGGTTATCCAGAAACAGGCTAAGGAAGCCAGCCAATGGTTAGCAAAAGCTAAGGGCGAGCCTAAGTGGTGTAAGGGTCATGGTGTACGCAATACACACCTACTTGCCATTGCCCCTAACAGCTCCAGTGCATTGGTATGTGGTTCTGTATCACAAGGCATTGAGCCAGTGTATAAGAACGTATTCGTACAGGGTAGTCCAGCAGGAGAGATTAACCGTATTAACCCGGTCTTGGTTGACCTGATGAAGTCTAAGGGAGTATACAGTGACGAGACAATCAATCAGATTATCAAGGACAATGGTTCAGTACAGCTAGTCGATTGGCTAACTGATGAAGAGAAGGCTGTATTCAAGACTAGCTTTGAGATTAACCAAGAAGTGTTAGTCAGACTGGCTAGTGCTAGGCAGAAGTATATCTGCCAGGCACAATCACTAAACTTGTTCTTCCCTAGTGATGTACCTGAAGCAGAGATTAGCCGTATACACAAGCTCGCGTTCAAAGATAAATGGATAAAATCGCTATATTATCTAAGAAGCGAGGCAGGTGTACGTGGTAGTAGTGGTGAATGTATCGCATGTGAAGGTTAAGGTCTTATAAGAGACATTACCTCAGCGGCCACAGATTTAGTTATTAACCCTTTTCTTATTTGTTCCTCAAGTAAATTAGGGTTTTTAATTACTCGCTTTGCTTTATCTTCTAAAGACAAACTTCTAAATAGTTTATCGTACTCGCTAACATTTCTAACCACATCTTTACCACGTAATTTTATCTCAGACATAACGCTTTTGAACCTATTAGGGTCAGTCTTACCTAATACTTTAAGCTCATCAGCCATTTGTTTTCTAGTTTTGCCTAGTAAATCATCAACGTATTCCGCAGTAGTTACTGTGGGTTGCCTGTCTAATGTTGGTTTAGTACCCTCTAAAACATGATATACGTCTACAGGTGATATTCCACCATCTCTTAGTATCTTAATTATATTATCTCTTGAAAAACTTGGCTCACCTTTTTTAGTTTTTATTTTAGTTAACGCATCAGCTAGTACTCTAACTTCATCAAGGGCTTCGTTATATATTCTATTGGACTTCTGGTACTGCTCCTCCAACTCAACATCAGAAAGCAGTCCTCGTTTTAGTGCAGAGAAGTACCTAGATTTTTCATCACTACCTCTACCCATAGTTCTTTTTACAGTTAATGGGGCTTGTTCTTCTAGGTTAAGTGGGTTAACTCTTATCCCTACTAAACGATTTACTAAATCTTGTTCAGTATAATTTCCTCTACCCTGTTTAGTTTGTACCCACTTTTTAATTTCTCTTTCCAAACCAGTTTGTACAGTCTCTTTATATAAGTACTCACTAATATCTTGAGTAAATTTAGCTGAATCTTTCTCGTTAGATATAGTCCTGCCGTAGTCATCTACGTTTTTAATTGCGTTTAGAACAGGGCCAAGTATAATACTACCCTCTCCTAGTAGTTGGTCAAGGGCATATTTAAGTACAGTATCTTCTGATTCTCCAGCAGATGCTAGTCTTACAGCCTCGGTAAAAAGCATATACGGGTTGGCGTAGTTGCCATCACTCCAATTATACAGTTTACCATCATCAGATTTACCAGTGTATAATTTAGGTACTAATTTAGCGTAAGAAGGCACAAAATAAGAAACAGCTTTATCTTCTTCTGGACTAACACCAATGGTTTCTTTATTATGATTATTTACAAGAGACTCAGCACCAGCAGTAACTAAACCTAAACTGGTTAGCCTTGCTGCACCTGATGCCCTCATTTTTACTTTTTCTTTAGCTGTAAGTTTTGAGGGGTCTATCCCAAAGTCTTTTCCAAACGTACCTTTTACCATTTGACCTGCGTAGTAAGTAGACCTATAAGTATTTCTTACCAACTCTAACACGTAAGAAACGTAAGGATTTAAAATACCTACTCTGGAAAGTGCTTTCTTAACTGCACCAACCTTGCCGTACTGCTGATAAATATCGTTAGTTACTGTAGCAGCTAATTTTTCTAATTCCTTTTCATTTAAGACAGAAGAAAACATACCACTTAATGATTTTTGTTGGTGTTTAAAAATTCCGTAACGAGCTGCTGTATCAGTTAGCTGATATGCTTTTGCTGCTGGGTTAATAGCTTTTTGTGTTGCGCTACCTATAGCTCCAGAACTTAAATTATCTCTAATCCCGTCAAGAATTACATTACCATCACCTAGACCAAGTTCCTGCATACGTTGCACTTCATCACGAAACTGTTTTATATCTTCAGGTTTACCCCTAGCCATAATATCATCTATCATACCGTATTCAGATAGGCCTAACTTTGCTCCTTTAAACCAGCCTTTGAAAGACTCTGGGCTAACTGAGCCACTAGCTACCATAGTCCAAATAGAACCAATAAAGTTAGTAGGGTAAGATATAGGACTTAGAACTACGTTGCTTACTTTAGATAAACCAAAAGTAGTATCACCTAAATCCCAAAGAAATTTTGTTAACTTACTGTTAGTATGGTTTATGCCCTCATTTAAATAAGACCTAGCAACTACTGCTTGAGTCTCTGGAGTTACATATAATTTAGTCTCACTAGCATCTAGTGTTTTTAACTCAAGACTTGTATTAAAATCTTTAGTTGGTGTCCTAGACCCTATACCCATTTTAACAAAGTTATTAACTATCTTGTTATCAGTATCTACATTAACAACAAGCCTGCCTAATTTAGATAATGTTCCCTCGACTCTATCCGAAGGGTCTGTAAGCAAGCCAAGATATTTTGCTTGTTCAGCACCAACTATTTTCTTTTCTTTTAAAATTCCATATACTTTTTCTGGCGTAAACATGCCGCCAGTTTTTTCTTTTAAAGACCTAGCACTTTGGGATTCTAAATTATTTAAATGGTCAGTAGCTTTTCTTACAGCCTCTTGGTTAGTTAGCTTAGAATTTTTAATTTTTAAATTTTCTGCAATTTCATTTATTGCTTTTATTTTTTGATTAGGGTCAGGCTTAAAGTTTGCATCTAAAAACATTTTATACTCGGACGTAGAATAACCTTCTTGCATAGAGTCTTTAATAGTTTTTATTAGTGCTTCTCTTTGTTCTGGGCTTGAAGAACTTATGGTATCGGCTTCTAAAAAATTAACTAATTTAGTTTGTAGCTCTCTCTTTTTTTCTTGGAAACCCAACAGCTCTCCATATAACTTACCACTATTAATTAATTCTTCGGACGCTTCATTAGTGTCTAAGAATTTAGTTACATCTTGTTGTAGCTCTGGTCTTTTTTTAAGTTGTTTTTTGATAGCCCTGCCAGTTCTTGCTGCACGTTGCTTGTATGAATTTAATTCATTTCTAGCATTAAAAGAAATGTCATTAAAACCCCTACCAGTAATCCAATTAGGCATAACAGGGGAAACATATTTTCCTAAATGTTTTTTAACAAAACTTATTTTTGGTACTTTATCTGTAATAGTTTCAGCTATTTCAACTTGCTCTTGGTCATTAAGTTGATTAGTTATTTTTCTATTAACTTCTTGTTTTATTTCAGGGTTATTATTTGACGCTATAGTAGAAATATCGTCTTGCACTTTAGGGTTGCCAGTAGCTACTTCTAAATCTATTTCAGCTTGTTTTTTACCTGCGTATTGACCAAACTTTTCTACAAACTTAGGGCTAAACTTACCAAGCGCACCGCCAACACCTGCTCCAAGACCAGTGTACAAAGCAAACTCTTTTTTTGTCGGCAATCTGCCTTCATCTATAGCTGATACAACTAAGGATTCTCCAGCACCAATGGCTGCCCCTCTCGCTGTCTCTTGTACCAAAGCTTTTTTTAGAAGCTCTTTGGGTATTTCTTTTAAAGCCTCTTCACTACCTTCTTTTGCAAGGCCTTTAGCTACCCCAGCTTTACCTATTGCTTTTAGGGCAGAGCCTCCAGGGAGCGTATTTGTTATCCCGCCAGCTATCATTCTACCCCAAGAAAAATCTTCCCTACCTTCTATTTGCTGAGCGGCTAAATTGCCAAGTGCCCCAGACGTAAAAGATAAAACAGGATAGCTAAGCCCAAACGTAAAAGGAGCTAGTGCTGCACCTGCTACATTACCTGCCGTTCCAATAGCAACTTCAGCACCAAGACCACCAGCCATTTCACCAGCCGTTACTTCCTCTGAATCTCTTTTAGATTTAATAGTTTCTGCAATAATTTTTGCGTCTTCAAAGTTACCTTGTTTATCAGCTTCTATAAGAGCGTTTTCTAATTGTTGTAGGCTTGCCATTATTTTAATCCGTAATCACTTAATACGTCCTCACGTGTTCGCGAGGAAGTACTAGGTTGCTCAAGGTCTGTAACTGAAAGGTCTGTAACTGATGGGATAGTAACAACACTAGGTTTTTCAGGTGTAGGATTTTGTCCTTCTTTACTTTCTTCTTTACGTTGTCCAAGTGCTTGCAGCAATACAAGCATCTCATCAGGTTTTACTTGAGTACGTTTTTCTTCTCCGAGGTCATTCCATGTACGCATTTCAAGAGATACTACGTTACCTTCGTTATCTTTAATTTCTATAACTTCTGGAGGTCTTCCTATATTTTCTTTTTGTTTTGCTTTTTTAGAACCCTCAGACTGCGATTTTTCTTGTACTGCGGCTAGTTGTAAAAACCTAGCAGCCTCCTCAACTAACCCCTCTTGTAATAAAGCGTTGCCAGTTATGTATAAAGCTCTTGGGTCGCTAGGGTCTAGGCCTGCTAGCTGTTGATTTAATGCTGTTTGTTTTGCTTCCACTTCCTGTGCCTTAACCATTTCTGGGTCTTCAAAACCAAGACGACTCATTAAGCCACGGCCAAGCCCCGCACCTATTGCAGTTCCGATTGATGCAACACCCTGATTAGCACCAGTCTGTTTGGCAAACTGTTGTGCTGCTGCTTGTTGTTGTTTTAGTTGTTGCTCACGTACGTCTTCGGTAGTTAATCCAAAGATACTTTTAATCATACCAGCCATTTTAATTTCCTATTTATCTAGTAGTGTTAAAAACAGAAGGCATTGGCAAGTTATTAAATGCTTGACCGCCAAAAGAAGGTGTTGCCCAAGTACTACTACCACCTAAATTAAAACCAGCTCCAGTTTGTCCAGGACTTGCCATAAAGCCACTGCCACCAGCACCACCACTCATTTGTCCAGACAACCAACTACCAGCAGCAGCTCCAGCAGGGCCACCTATAGCCATACCAGCACCAGTTGCTAAAGCACCAAAGATACCACCAGAACCACCAGTAGGTGCTAATGCTTGTCCAGCAGCAGCAGAACCAGCCATTGCTCTAGCTCGTGCTTCTTCAAGTCCAGCAGCCTGACCGATAAGACCCTTCTCTAATTCACGTACACTACCAACTGTACCAAACGCACCCTGATAACCACCAAGTAAGTTCTGTAGTTGCTGCTGTTGTGCAGCTTGATTTAGTCGGTACGTTGCTTCAGCTTGACCAAATGCTTGTTGTTGTTCTTGCTGTGCCATCTGTCGTGCTTGTGGTGCTAACTCAGCAATAGCTCTTGACTGTGCTAAACCTAAACCGTATGCGTCAGGATTAACCATACCTGCTCCAGCTCCTGCTCCAGCAGCTCCGCCAGCTAGTTGTAAACCCAATCGACCAGAACCAAATAAGTTTGACTGTAGTTGTGTTTGTTGACGAAGTAACTCTGGCTGTAGTAGTGCAGATTGTTGTGCAAAGATTTCAGCTTCACGCGCTCTAGGGTCAGCCCCAAACTCAAAGCCAGCTACAGGTGCCTGTGCTTGCTGTAAGTACTGTGATAAAAATGGCTGTGATTGCTCTAAGCCAGCTCCGTACAATGCTTGTAGTTCTGGTGAAAGCTCTTGAGCAAATGTAAACTCATCACCATCACGAGTACCAGTAGCTGTACCAGTTAAACTTGTATAACCGAATGGTTGAAACTGTGCGCCGCCTAACGGCTTACCCGCTTTAGGCTTACTTCCAAAAATACTTTTGGTTACGCTACCCATTGTTCATCTCCTTAATCCATACCTGACGTAACAAACCATCTAGGCAATGCTCTGTGCTAAAGTATTTAAATCCGTACATTTCTAAGAATTTCCTGTGTTTGTTATCGTCAATATCATGTGCCGCATAAAACGACTTTTCATTATAAATGTTATGTAATAATTCTAATGCTTCGTGTAATCTTTTCTTTGTAGCCTTATTCCACTTACGTACATCACAGTGGATAAATTGTAAGCCTTCAAACTCATCTAGGTAGAGAGTATAGTCAGGCTCTACGATTACTGGTTTCTTTTCTAAGCTGTTCGCTTCCACATGTATACCGTAATGTATGGCTGTAGGTTAGCGTTAGTACCATCACCAGTACCTTGACTACCAGTAGTACCAGACACACTGTGAGTATGAGTAGGTGCTTCACTTGTTAAACCATTAATAGCAACAGTGTCAGATGCAGTATTGACTGTGGCAGAACGCGAGCCTGGGTCGTAGTTTCTAGCAGGGTAGTTACTATCAGTCATAGTTTCACCACTAGCATCGCCATTATGAGAGAAGTGAGTGTGCGCTCCTTCTGCTCCTGTAG